GAACTAGGGTATGATGGTATCCCAATGTATAAGGCGGAAACCTTTAAAGAAGTTTTATACTTGACTAAATTTTGTGAGCTATGTTATAAACACTACATAGAATTAAAAGAATTAAAAAAGATATATCCAGTCAATAATTATTTATGATAAAAATTAAAAATACAGATAAATTATCCTGTAACTCATCTTCTCTTTTTGTAAGTTATTTAAGAGGGGTACAAATAAGTTGTGGAAATTACCCTTACAAAGAAGACATATTTAATTTTATAACTATCATAAAAAATAATTTATTAGAAAGTGAATATTATGCTACGAATGTATTGGGCGGAAAAACCGATTGGAATTTATTTAATAATCATCCTCTATTTATTAAATTTTTAACTTGGTTTATTAATAAACATCAAACAACTAATCCTTGGCTACAATTTTTTCTTGAAAAAAGAAAAGTTACAAATTCATGGGGAAATGAATTAAAAAAAGGAGATTCAGTTAAACCTCATATGCATAATGATTACCATGGAATTTTATATTTAACTAAAGGAGCTCCATTAATTCTACCTGAATTAGATGTAGAAATTGTTCCTGATGTGGGAGACTATTATTTTTTCCCTCCACAATTACTTCACTATGTAAATGAAGTCACGGAAGACGGTCCACCAAGATACAATCTTATTTTTAATATTGGTGATTTAAACAACTGGGATAAAAATAAAAGAATTAACGAATTAACAGGAACAGTTCCTTCTAAAGATTAAATTATGGATATAAGAGATGCTATAATTCAAGTAGATGGGTTATTTAATAAATCATTAGGAGATAGACTAATTCAATACATAAATAGTATAGAATTAGAAAATTTAACAATTGCAAAATCAAAATCATTAGAAGATAGTTTAAATATACGAAATGTAAAAGGAAGATTTTTAAAAAATGATAATAATTTAAAATATAATAATATGTCCGACTTTGTTTTTTTTCAATTAATTAACAATGAAATTTTTAAAATTTTACCTAACTATTTATCAAAATTTACTCAGTTGCGTTTAGAAAAATTAGTGCAATCTGATCTTTTAAAATATGAAAAAGGTGGTAAATATGAAATTCACGTAGATTCTTTTATACATGCAACTAGAGAACTTACTTGTATTATTAATCTTAATGATGATTATCAAGGAGGAGATTTTTGTTTTTTTGATAGTTTTGGTAAAAAAGAAATAATGAAGTGTTCTTTAAAAAAAGGAAGTGTATTATTTTTTCCAAGTAATTTTTTGTATCCACATAAAATAAATCCTATTACGGAAGGGATAAGGTATAGTGTAGTATCATGGCTAGCATAAGAGAAAAAAAATATATTCATATACCTAATTTTTTTACTAAAGATGAGCTTTCTTTATTACAAAACTATTGCAAAAATGTTGTATATAAAAATGTAAACTTTGATAATCAATCTCCTTTTTCTCCTTCTTATTATAAAGATCCTATGATGGATTCTTTATTGATCTACAAGAAAAAAATAGCAGAAGAAATATCAAATTTAAAATTATTTGAAACATATGCTTATTGGAGATATTACATTAATGGTGCTATTTTAAATGACCATAAAGATAGAGAATCTTGTGAAATAAGTATAAGTGCTTGTATAGATAACTGCGGTACAAAATGGCCTATACATTTTAATAACAATTGGATAGATTTAAAAATAGGAGACGCTGTTATGTATTTGGGTTGTGAGGTAAACCACGGCAGAGAAGCATTTAAAGGCGTAGCAAATCCACAAGTATTTCTACATTATGTAGATCAAAATGGTCCATATAAAGACTTTAAAGGAGATTTAAGAAAATGAAATATAAAGTAATAGATAATTTTTTAGATGAACATTTTTATAAAAAAATAAAAGAAACTATCACGCATTTAGATTTTCCTTGGAGAAGAAGACTGGGATCTACAGGACCAAACACGCCAACTGACAAAGGTTATTTTACTCATAGTCTTTTTTATAAACATTTTATTATTAACCATGATTTATACTACAATTTTATAAACCCTATCCTTTTAAAATTAGAAGCAAAAGCAATAATTCAAGCAAGATTTAATATGTTTGTTAATGAATTTTTTTTTGAAAAAACAGGTAATTATCATGTAGATAATACTTTTTTATGTAATACAGGAATACTTAATTTTACAGATTCAGACGGAGGCACTCAATTAAAAATTAATAATGAAGAAATTACTGTACAATCAAAAGAAAATCAATTATTGCTTTTTGATAGTGATATTTTACATAGATCAGTAGTACCTAAAAATACTGACATTAGATATATTTTAAACATTAATTATTTTTAATTATGAGAAAAGAAGAATATAAAGATTTTATTGGAATCTATGATGGTTATTTAGATAAGACACTATGTGATCAAGTATTGACCCTTTATCATAAACAAGAGAAGTTTAGTAAAACTTTTGTTAGAAATTCTTATCACGCAGTTACTAAAAATATGGTTGACGATACTAGTTCTATGATAGGAAAAAATAATGTACATGAATTTTCTCATGATGAATTAAATTTTATAACTATTAATTTTAAACAAGCTTTAGATCATTATATATCTCAAACAAGTATTTTAGAATATCATAAACCTTTTTCTGATTTATGTTTTACAGACATAAAAATTCAAAAAACATCTCCAGGTCAAGGTTATCATGCTTGGCATGTAGAAAAAGTTTTTAATAATCATACTGTATCAAGATTTTTAGCGTTTACTATTTATTTAAATGAAGTAGAAGGCGGAGAAACAGAGTTTTTACATCAAAAAATTAGAGTTCAACCTAAAATAGGAAGAATAGCTATATGGCCAGCTTTTTTTCCGTACGTACATAGAGGGAATCCTCCTTTAGATAAGGAAAAATTTATAGTTACTTCTTGGTTATTACTTAAATAATTATTCTGAGGTGTAGCTAGATGGTCTAGCACCTAATCTTATTGTCTTAGCTTCAATTGTTTCATCTACTAATATATCTCCGTTAGCATCATTAACATTGTTATCCCAAACATACTGTAGTTTTGCTAAATGAGCAGCATCCCATTTAGATATAAATTCATTTCTAAAATCTCCTAGAACAGATGAATCATATAAACCGTTAGGTCTATTATCTTTATATTCAACTTGATCATTATCTAAATTATCATCTGTAAATTGAATTGCGTGTATATCATTAAATTTAGTCTGCGACCAAAATGAATCATTATTTATAACATATGCACCAACATTTGTTGGTGAATATTCTTGTGTTTTTTTTATTATAGTTTTATCTTCTATAATAACTGTCCACGTTCCATGTTTTGCCATAAAAATATCTCCTAAGTTTTTATAATATATATCAGAGTTACATACGGTTGTAAAACAGAAGTTGCGTCCCCTGTAAATGTACCAGAAGCTGGGTGACTATGAGCATCTCCACTTCCAGCACTAGGACTAGTTACTTCAAAGTTATCCAATGTACTTCCACCAGCACCCCCACCGCTTCCCGAATTATAACTATGGAGATGAGAAGGAATTTCAGGTGTGGTTAAAGAGGTATTTGCTAAAGAACCCCCTATATTTCCAGTTGAAGCCACTGTATTTGCTCCACCTGTTGAAGCTACGGCTTTAGTTGGAGAAGAACCTACACAACAATCATCTTTTAAATCAGGTAAATTAAAAGTAGTAGATCCATTACCTGATCCGTAGGTAGTACCAATTACTGCAAATAATGCAGCATAAGTAACTCTTGAAACAGCTTGAGCATTACATTCTAAAAAACCAGATGGAATGGTAGTATCTCCCCAAGGAACTATAATTCCAGTATTAACTCCTTGTATCCCTGTTAAATTTGCTCCAGAAAAATCATATTTAGTTGCTTCATAATTTGCCATATTATTCTCCTAAGTTTTTATAATATATTTAACTGTTAAATAAGGTTGTAAAACTGAACTAGCCGATCCTGTAAAAGTTACACTTGAATTATGTGTGTGTGCTCCACCCCCGCCTGTTAAGTCAGTACTAACTCCAGGATTATTAGCTACACCCGAAGCTCCTACGTAGCCAAGACCATTTACTCCATAAACAGTAGCTGTGTTTCCAGGTGTTGGGTGTGTATGAGATGCAATTTGTGGAGTTGATAGAGTAGTATTACCTATAGTTGCGGAAATATTTCCTGTCCCAGCTACAGTATTTGCTCCACCCGTTGAAGCTAAGGCTTTAGTTGGGGATCTTCCTAATACAATGTTATCTGACAAATTTGGTAAATCAAAAGTAGTAGAACCATTACCTGATCCGTAGGTAGTGCCAATTACTGCAAATAATGCAGCGTAAGTAACTCTTGAAACAGCGGAGCCGTCACAATTTAAAAATCCAGAGGGTGTACTAGTGTCTGACCATGGAACAATTAAACCTGTATTAACACCTTGTATACCAGTTAAATATTCCCCATCAAAATCATATCTTGTTGCTTCATAATTAGCCATAATAGTTCCTTACGTTTTAATTACATACATTAATGTAATGTATGGTTGTAGTACAGAATTAGCCGATCCTGTAAAAGAAGAACTTGAAACAGGATGATTGTGTGATCCTCCTCCTCCAGTTGGGGGTTGAGTATAAGTAGTTACACTACCTCTAGATGCACCTTGTCCCATTCCAGAATTATTTTGAAACGTTAAATTTTGTGTAGCAAAAGCATTATTATGAGTGTGTGCAGGTAGTTGTGCAGTAGTTAATGTAGTGTTGCCAACTGTAATACTTGTATTACCAGTTTGAGTTACAGTATTTGCTCCGCCTGTTGAAGCTAAAGCTTTAGTTGGGGATCTACTTAAAACTACACTGTCGGATAAATTTGGTAAATCAAAAGTAGTAGAACCATTTCCTGATCCATAAGTAGTTCCAATAACTGCAAATAATGCAGCAAAAGTAGATCTTGAAATAGTTTGACCGTTACATTCTAAAAATCCAGATGGAGCTATACTATTTGTCCATGGAATTATAATACCTGTGTTAACACCTTCTACATCAATTAGGTTTGCACCAGAAAAATCGTACCTAGTAGCTTCATAGTTAGCCATGGGTTATTTCTCCCTATATGTCCAACCCGTAGTAGCGTCTCCAGAATAAACTAATGAAAATCCAGCGCCTTGTGTATTAATAGTTAAATCGGCTGCTGCATTTGCTATGTTAGAACCATTTCTTCCAAGTGTTAAAGGTTTAGTATCAAAATCATAACCTTGGTCAATAATAGATACAACATCACCTGTAGATGGAGATGCTGGAAGTGTAATTGTAAAAGATCCTGCATTTGTATTTGCAAGAATTGCAGAACCCGGTTGAATAGTAGCTGTTGTAGTAACTGCTCTCCAAACTTGTTCCATTTGTGCAACATTTATATTTGTTGCATCAGAATAAAGTACGTATCTATTTCCTTGTGCTAATTTAACACCTGTTCCTGAAGCTGTTTTAAAAGTAACAGCATTTGTTCCATGAACAATTGCATTATTAACTATATAAGCTTTTTCAATTCCATCTGGAACAGTTACATTTATATTTCCAGTTGGAGTTCCTGTTAAATTAAGAACAGCATTTTTACCATCTGAAGTAGCTCCATTTGTAAATGCAAGTGTAAGTCCTGTTGTTGCATTAACTGCAACAGATTGATAACCTGCAATTGATTGTTGAAGAATAACTAAATTTGTATTTGTAATATCACCCCATGTACCGGCGTTTTCGCCAGTTACCATCAGTTCTAGTTTGAGGTCTGTAGAATAACTTGATGCCATAATTTTAATCCTTATTTTATTATATTATTAAATTTAAGCGGCTGTGTCAATCTCTGTCCAAGTTGCATCAGTTCCGGTATTTATTTCAGTCCAGATTTGATTATTTATACTATTTAAAGCTATAGTCAATCCATTTCCAGTAGGGATTATAATAGAAGTTCCACCAGCAAATACTGTACCTACTGCTATATTTAACCCTATTCCAGTAACACTTGCAATGGTATTAGCATCTCCTATAGCAGTTCCTTGGGATATGTTTATTTGTTGACCTGTTAATGCAACATTACCTGTTCCAATAACTACTGTTCCAATAGCTAAACCAATAGTTATTCCAATACCAGTAACTGTAGCATCAGGACTTGGGTCTACTATTCCTTCAGAAACATTTAATTGTTGACCTGTTAAATCTACGTTTGCATTAGCTAATGTAGTTACACTATTTAAAGATACATTTAATTGTTGTCCTGTTACTGGTGTAAATACCCATATTCCGTTTCCACCCCAAACTTCTTCGCCCCAAACATATCTACCCCAACCTTCATTATTGTAAGATAAAGGAGATCCTAAAGAAATATTTAATTGTTGACCTGTTACATTTGCATCAGGTGCAATATCTACTTCTCCTTCAGTAATATTTAATTGTTGACCTATTGGAAATACTTCTGCTAATCCAAAAGCTGTTACAGAATTTAATGATGTATTTAACTGTTGACCAGTTACAGGAACTTCTGCTGTAATAGAAAAACCTACAGAATTTAATGATGTATTTAATTGTAATCCTTCAACAATTACATCGCCTGTTCCACCCCAAGCATTTTCACCCCAAGTTAATCTACCCCAACCTTCATTAATTTCTCCAGAAACAACTACGTCCCCTTCAATTAAATTTAATGAATATCCAGATGCAGTAAAATTATTATTTGCAAAATTAACACCCCAACCTAATGCACCCCAATCATATCTTCCCCAACCATCTTCGGGTGTGTAATTAGCTTGACCTTGTGTTGTGGTTAATCCGAAACCAGTAAGCGTAACTATGACGTTGGATTGTTCACCCCATAGTCCTGCATTCCAGGTAAGCTCCCCCCAAGTATTGGCCATAATAGGTAACTCCTATTATGCGTTGCCGATTCTTAGAATAGCTGCCGCTGTTGTATCTGCTGGAAATTGAATTGTAAATGTTCCAGATGTTGCTGTCTTATCACTTCCAAAATCTAATACACATACTGCTGCGTTAGTGTTTGATGTATTGTAAATCAAAGCTCCTGCTGCAGTTAAAGTAACGCCTGTAAAAGATATGTCTGCAAAATCTATAAATGCAACACCACTAGAAACAAGAGGAGATATGTTTGTAAGAACTCCACCACCTGTTACGTATTGACCAGTGTTAGCAACTTCATTTGTTGAAGTGTAAACTGTTGTTGCTGAACTTAAAGTTGCTGCAGAAGTATATAGAGCAAGTTTAAAAACATCTCCTGTTCCAGCGTTAAAATTATGTCCGCCTTGAAGTAATTGTTGTTTAAACGTATTTGCAACTGCTTGTGTTATAGCCATATTAACTCCTAATTAATTAACCTTGTTTTTGAATCTGAGGTGAACCTTCTTGATATTCATCTCTTCTTCTTCTTCCCATTTGTTCAATAGAGAATCCTTGTAGCATACTTTGATACTTTTGTTCGTAAAATTGTATCATGTCTGCCG